CAGTGGTTTTTATGAAAGTTATCTATAGAAGGTTTTGTTCCTCTATCGAGACACATTTTGACTCCTTCTCTAAAACCTGCGCGCCACGCTTGTTTTGCGGATCCATTGTTGTATATCTTACTATATAATTTGTCAATTTGATGATAATGTGTATTCCAACAAAACTCTACTTGTGCTTCAATATTGTTAGGATCAGCATTTTCGTGTGTCTTCATGTTTAAGACATATTCTTTAGGCCAACACTTAATTCCGCCATTTCCGTAAATTAATCCGTTAATGACATTTTCTGCTGCCCAACTAATAACAGAAGTTTCGATACTAGGAATGTTTATTTCTATTTCTTGATTGACAAAATTTTCATCAACAATATTATCGCCATCTATAGTAATAAAGCGATCTGTTTCACTAATATTGGCACATGCTTTGTGCGCACTGTCGCTACCTTTTACTCCATGAACTCGTTTAGCCCAAGGTATTTTTTTGCACAAATCTGCATAATTTTTTTCTGCATTAGGCTCATCATAGGACAAATATATTATGTCATAATCTAATATTTTTATTTTATTGTTCATTTTTTACCTTGTGTTGATAAGAACTAAAATGTTTTGTAGTAAAGATACTTAGCAAGTCAGTTTCTTGATCACTTACAAAAGGAACTTTTACAGAAGACTTATTTACAATATCTTGTATGCTAATTTTAAATGATCTGTATATTATATTTGGATCGTCTTGCTTAGTTACGCTAAAAAGTATTTTAGAATAAGAAAGATAACCGTCTTCCTTGATCTTGTTTGATACTTTTTTACTTAGTTTTACTTCCCATTGTTTCTTTTTTATATTTTGTATAACTGTTACTTCTGGAGATTTTACTTCTTCGCAAGGAATTTTAAACAAATATTCATTTATATCATATGTTTTAAAATCTGTGTTTTTTAATATAAGGACATGTTGTTTATTCTTAAGATCGTAATCTACTATATAATCGTTAAAACTTTTTTTGCCTTCGTATATGTCTTTTACTTGATCATAAGTGACAACAACAGACATTATATCATCTGTTGTATCTTCTTGTTTGCCCGAGACTTTGCGAATGTTCCCCGACGATTTTTCAAAATAAACATAAAATTTTTGTTCAGACATTTAATTTCTTTCTGAGTTTATTTACAATTTCATTAGTTATAAATGATTTATCTGTGTAATGAAACATTTTTGTTTGCTGATAGTTTCCTATCTTTAACTTACAATCATTATCATAATATATACCTACGTATTCTTTCCATGAACTGCTAAATTTATTCCAATTTTGCACTTTTGTTTTCATGTGTACAAAAGTAGGAGAACAATTAGAATTTGTTGTAATTTTTTCTTCGCAATCTAAGATTTTAGTAACAATTGCACATGCAACATCTACACTTAACTCTTTTGGAATATCTTTGTGCAAGTGTTGGGTATAAAATTTTTCCCAGTTTTTCATAACTAGCTCAAGCCACGTATAAAATTCGTATGCTAGATCAGATTTTTTAAAATAATGAAACCCTGAATATAAATTTGGTAAATTGTTTGATGTAAAAACCTTTCTGTAAAAATCATTAGTTACTGTTTCGTGTCTATAAGTCAAAACATTAGTAACAAAAAATAAATCATAATTAGATAAAAAATTCCAATAATTGCTTATTTTTTCTAATATTAACATATCTGTGTCTAATACAATAGTTTCATCGTACGGAGACACATGGTAAAGTTTCCATCTGTTGTTAATTTTCCAGCTTTTATCTTCTGCTTCGTCAGACCAAGGTATTCGAATTATGTTATCAAACAACGAAATAAAATTTTTATCTACTGGATCGTTCGTTACTAAAGATATAGGAATATCTGGATCAGTTAATTTGAGACTCATTGCCAACACGCATGCCTGCAACACATAGTCAACTGTCTTATTGTTTTGTGCAATAACTAAAATACCTTTTGACATTTATATTCCTTTGTTGAGAATTAATCTCGATAAATTAAATTTATTCATTGCATGAATATTTAAACCGTTAGTTGACAATATGTTGTATTCTCCTAGTCTTCCTTCTTTTTCAACTAAAAATGTTAATTTTTCGTTGTCTACGCTAACAATATAATCCTTATCAATCGTGTAATACAGTTTACCTGGAAGTTCTTGTACGAAATCTCCAGGTATAAATCCATTAAGTATATGTGCAGCGATGCTAAATGCAAAATCATTTCTAAACATTGGAGAATTTATTTGGTAAACCATACAATAATGTTCCCATTCGTCCTCGATATGTTTAATCAAATCAAAGAAAATTTTTGATATCGGAGATTTTTTAAAGTAAACTACTGTTGCCCAATAAAATTTAATCGAATTGTCACTTACAAACTCAAATTCGTTCGTCTTTCTATGTCCTGACAAATCATACGATTCAGAATACATCGCGATGTCAGCGTCATTGTTAAAACAATGTGTTAGATTGCTATTTGATACAAGAAAATCAGAATCAACTATTAAAGTCTTTTCATATGGAGAAAGCTCATATGCACAAGATCTTTTTAAATTTTTAAAATTTGCTACAGTTGATGATAGCGATCCGTCGTTGTATCTTCTGTAATTTTGCTGATAATTGTAAGTAAAATCAATTACAGTATCAAACACAGATAAATCATAATTTTTGTTTTCTTTTACTGATGGATTTGTAATCAAAGAAACAGGTAAATTTAGATGATTTTTAATTCTAGTAGCTGAAAAAATTGCTTGTAATACATAATCAACTTTTTCGTTATTTTGCGCAAATATTAATACACCTGAATTACTCAATTAATTTTTCCACACTTCTTTTATTTTTTAAATTTTTTATATTTGTCATATATGTGTTTAAAGCATGAAAATACATATCTGTTATATTATCTAAAAATTCTTCTAAATTTTCAATTTCAACAGGATTCTCGTTGTGATCTAACAATACAGAATTTGTTAATCCTCTATTAGTTAAAAACGAGACATAATTGATTAGCTCAACTGTTATAACAAAATGAGAACCATTAATAAAATAATGTGTATTTTCGTTAAATTGTTCTTTAAATAATCTACGTTGATTATTATATGTTGCCATATAATTACTATAATTGAGTGCTTTTTCTAATCTCTCATCCATAACATACACCTTTTAGTTGATAATACTATAGAAAGATGTAAAGGTCTACCTAAATTTTAGTAAGGAGATATGTTTGAACCTATAGGAGCAGGTATTGTAAATCCGCTTAATGCTCCACTTGCTCTTAAAATAAGAGTCGAAGTGGTAATTGTGCCTCTCACTACTTCGTCAATGGTTTCCGGACCATCTGTTAACGTAATTGTAAAAGTTAAGTTAGTATTTGACGTTCTACTTACAGAAAGATTAAAAACATTTTGAGTATAAACTGCAGATCCTGAATTATAATTTATTAAACTTACAGTTTGACCTGATGCAATGTCACGGCCGCCTGTTGCATTAGTAACAGATCCTCCAGCAGCAATAGTTTGTGTTGGAGTAAATCTTATAGTTCCTAGTGTCTGAAGTAAAGATTTCCAGTTAAGAGATTTTTGTTCAGTTCCTGTATAGCTTGATGTTGTTACAATTCTAATTTCGCCGCCGGTATTGAAGAATGATCGATAAGCTGCCAAAGACAAAAATGTAACATTAAACTCATAAGATATAGTAGTATTCCAAGTTGTTGTTCTGCTAGATATCAAATCAAGTCCAGAAGAATTTTTTAAATTGGTAACTTCCATTTGAGTAGTATTGTATGTGTCTACATTGGCTTCAACTGTAGAAATTAAACTTTCTAAGTTTTGAATATAAGTCTCAAACACCTTTTCTCTGTTAGAACCTGCTGGAATCACAGGATTTATTCCTGGAAAAGAAGAACCTTGTTGGTGGTACAATGCTCTAGACATGTCATCAACTAAGTTTGTGTAATCTTGAGCTCTAACTTTGCTTGTTCCAAGAGTAACCTGACTTGATTTTACTGTTTGCCCGTAGCCAATATTAGGTGTAGTGTTTGTAGGATTTCCTAAAACAGTCTGTATTCTGCTTTGTAAGTTGTTATATCGTTGTGCAAATATTTTAGTTGCCATGTGTTAACTGCCTCTTTTTATTTATTTGCACAATAAAAACTTAATTAAGTATCTGATCAAAAGGTATAACCCAGTTTTCATTATTGTTAGATACTGTAATAACTGAAATGTTCCTTTCATTAAGTTTTTGAATCAATAAATCATATGATGCCCGAACTTTATCAAGACCCAAGCTACCAGATGTGTCGATAAAAATTGCAACTTTTGATCCGTTCGGTAGACTTGCTAGATTACAGATATCGTACCAATCAGATCTATTAGCTGCAACTCCTTCATCTCTTTTAACTTGAGCATATTTAGCAAGTGGATCTAAATCAAATTCTCGCGGAATTTTAAGTGCTGTCTTTGTGTTTCCTGGCTGTAGTAAGAAAAATGGTCTGTTAGGCCATCTTTGCCTAAAGTTTAGCCAATTGTTTCTTATTGTTTCTGCAGAAGGTTTGCTTGCTTCGTCAATTACAGAAATACATGTTCTACTTAAACTAGTTGGAAGAGGTGTTTCTTCAAAAATAACGTTAACTGAGTTAGGTAGGCTGTTTAACTTTAATTTAAATTCTTTTTTAGTAGGAATAGACGATGCAACAGTGAATGATCTAGACGAAGTATTTTTGTTTATTATAAAAGATCCAGATAGACTTTGTCCACTTATATCAGCAGAACTTACTCCTGTAATAGTATAAGGAACTTGTACGGAATCTGCTATATTAAGTGTATTCAATGTTATTCTAAATGATCCACCTTCTGGAACAGAATTCTTATTTGTAGTAAGACTAAAAACAGAAGTAGGTGCTGCAAAAGTATCTAGCCCTACTAAAGTAGAATACGTTGGAGCACTTAGCACTACGCTGCTAGTTGAAGAGTTGTTGATAGAAAAAAATCCTTCTGGAACTAAATTTGTTATTGTAGTCTCTAATCTTCCTTGAACTAAATCATCAATTTTTGAGTCTACTGCGACATCGGAGTATTCAACTCTAAATGCAATAGAAGATGCCGATAATTCCTTAGCTTTTACTGTAAACAAGTTTCCTGAATATATTCCGTAAACAGTTCCGCCGCCGACTCTTTGATATATCACTTGATAATTTGATGTTAAATCAAAGTTTCCTATAAGAGTTCCTGTGTGGGGACCTGTAGTTTCTGTATGGTTAAATGATATTGTACCAACCGATGACAAAAATGCAGCCCAATCTCTTGACTTTAAAGAACCTGGATTAAGTAAACTTGAATTAATAAAAATTTTTCCGCCTGCATTAAAAAAATGTCTTCTGTGATTTGAATCTTTAAAGTTGGCTACAAACTCAAAATATAATTCTTTATTCCAAGGAGTTGTTCTAACACTTTGCGTAGCAGATTCGACTGACATTTGTGTCGAATGTGCTGAAAATCTGTCTGTTTCAATAGCATCCATTAATTTTTCGTAATCAGAGATACCTCTGAAACTACTTATATTAACACTGTTTTGTATATCGTCAAACACAGAAACTTGCCCTGCTTCGTTAATAACAATGTTAGGACTAGACTCCAACCCGATGGCGCTTGTGTTTTGCAAAACTCTTTCAATTTTTAATTCACTGTTGATATATGCATTATATCCAACTTGGTGAATTCTTGCCTTTATTAAATCGATATAAAGGTTGTTTATGTCTTCTGCTTTAACGACGACACTAGTAGGATTAGCAATTTGCGAGCTTGTTATAGCTTGGCCATACCCTCTGTTTCCAGCACCATTGCCTAATATTAATGAAATTCGTGATTGAAGATTGTTTAGTCTTGCAATTGTAATAACTTCTGTCATCTATAAGTACCTTTATACTTTTAACAAGCACTCAACTAGCTTTTCGTCTACCTGAGAGTTGCTCTCGAGTGCTATACCGACAATTGCACCTGTAGGAACTGTGCTAGCTGTTCCATTATTCCATGCATAGACTGCCTGTCCTTTTTTAATAGAACCAACTACTCTTACAGGAACTCGACCTTTCAACGCAACAGCTTGTCCAGGAGCTTCGGCATTCATTAGGTACGCTGGATTTTCGCTTATTACACCTACTACTATATCTACTTTGTTAGAAGCTTCTAACTCGTGCTCAGGGTGAGCACACACAGATAAAAGTGTTCCAACTGGGTATTCTTCTGCTGTTGTATATTTTTCAGCCAAGTCAGCGTATCTTGCAGATGTAGCAATACCTTGAAACACTTTTGCGGAGAGGTTCCCTGCATTGTCTCTTACAGCTACAGAATTTGGGTCGTCCGTTACTCTACCCTGTAAATCAGATGCACCAACTCTAAGTGCAATTGACGTAGAAGCTACTCCATTAAACTCATCGGCATATACAGTTTTCCATTTAGCAGAATTACTTCCTATATTGTAAATGCTGTCAGAAGACGGAACAATACCAGTATGGTTTATTACTAGAGGAATTTGTAATTGCTGTGATGTGTTTGTAACCTTAAATATTATTTTACTAGAGGTTTTATTTGCATGTTCAAGAACTGCTAAGTCGCCGTCAACATAAAATCTAAAATCACTTTTTATAGTAATTCCATTGTCGTAATCTGTGTCAGCAAATTGCTCTTGTGTTACATAATCTGTAGGTAATTTCCCGCCAAATCTATCTGAGTTGGACGCTGTACCCCAAAATCTGCTAGACGATGTTGTAATTCCATTAGATCCTGTGTTAGGTAAGGTTATCCCTTGACGTATGTATCCATTGAACCCTGGTAAATCTGTTGCAGGATTTCTAGCAGTAAAAGTCACAGGCGATATCACTGCAACAATTGCATCTTCTACAGTAGCAACAATGATACTTTTTAAACTATTAGTGACATCAAATATTTCTTTGCTAACCATTTGAGTTATACCAGAACCAGCAGTTTGTGGTCCAATTAGTACAAATCCTGCTCCGTTAAACACATATAGTTGCTGATTGGCTGTATCCCACCAAAAATCTCCAGAAGTTAGACCAGTAGGCTGCGATGCTGTAACTTCTGATCCGCCTGTGGTCTTCCAACCAACTCCATCATAAAACTTTAATTTTTTGTTAACACTATCAAACCATAATTGTCCAGACAACGCACGAGGTGGAGCACTTACATTTGAAAAATTTTCAAGTAAATGTAAGAAGTTTTCGTTTTGTATTTCACCGTAACCTGCAAAGTTTTTTCCTACAAACTTTAAACTGGTTGTGTTGTCTACTGTTCCGTCTTCTACTACTGTGAGCAAGTCGTTATTATATCTATTAATTTGATATGGCATGTTTAACCTCTAAGTTTTATTTATTTATGATTTAAAAAATAGTTAAAACGGTGTTGTCGATTGGTGTTCCCAAACTGATCCGTTTGATTTATAAATCATATATTCTCTAGTTGGCGATAACGAAACTATTCCTGTTGCACCAGTTGGCTCAAAACTAACATCTTGAACTACTGTAGCATTTTGTGTTCCATTTGAGTCTACTGTAGTGTACGAAATATTCTTAATTGCTTCTATATCGACTCCGGATACTTGTACACCTGCATACGAAACTGTTAACAATTTTATAATTTTGTTTGTATTGTCTATGCTAGGAGTTATTAAATTTGACAATATGTTAGATACCGCAGTAACTAATGTTCCTCCTGTACCTAAGCCGGTTACATCTAGCGTAAAAACTTCAGTAAGGGTTTCTATTTTTTGATCTACGTATCTTTTATTTGTTACGTCTTGTGAATTTGTAGGATCACCAACTCCTGTTATTCTTTTATTGTTTGTAACATCAATTGATATTCCTGCATTTAGCGTCAAGTATGTAGGCGCCAATATTATTAATTCATCTACGCCCGAAATTGTTCTTGTATTAATTGTTACATCATCTACATTTAATACATTTAATTTTCCAATTGTTCTTAAATCTGGTGCAGAATCGATATTAACTAAACTAGTATTAGTCAACTTTTCTACACCGTTTATTTTGTAACTTAACGATGTGGTAGATAGATCAATATTTTGATTTGCTGTCCATGACGTAGTTTCAACATTCCACAAGAAAGTTTTATCAGAAGTTACCGAAGTTGATTTTAGCACTATCCCGCCGCCAGAGGCTTGTGCGTCGTCTCCAAACGCAGTTCCTTCTGCTGTAAATAATTCAATAGTTTTTCCTGCAACATTTAAATTTGACACAGAAACTTGTATTGTTTCTCCGCCAACAATTAAATCTCCACCAACATTAAGATCTCCTGCTACATTTTGAGATCCATTAACATCCAATGTGTAGACAGGGTCATTATTAAAAATTCCAATGCGTTTAGTTGCTGAATTTATATAGATTGCATCTGTTGCAGTAGATCCATCAAGTATACTTTTTATTTTAATAGAAAAATTTTGATTTACTGTCTGATTAGTTATATCAAATCTGTTTTGATTTATCCCTAGAATTACATCAGATTGTGGGCCTATTCGTAACCCGCCGGCGTTTTGTATCGTTAATGTACCGGTAGTTGTACTATTTGTTTTACTAGAAACAAAATCTCTTGCAGTCCTGAAAACCCCGTTTGTGTCAATAATACCTCTAGATGAATTAGCTGTTCCTATAAAGTCAAATGTATTAGATATAACATTAATACCTTTATAGATTATTCCTGTTGGATTTTGTTCAGTTACTAACTCTTGTATTCTTTGTATCGCAACTGGTGTAAAAGTTTTGTTACTAATGACCGCAACTAAAGCTGCACCAACATATAGTTTAAGAAGAGTGTTTGGACCTTGCGAATCAGATACAGTAACAACCTCGAATCCGCTTTTTCCTTGTATTTCTGTGTAAATTGGTCCTATTAAAATTATTTTTGATCCGTCGTAAGCAAACAATTGCTTTGACAAACTATCAAACCACACATCACCTTCAAACTTATTAATCTGAGAGGAGTTTGCAAAAGGTATTCCTAAAGACTTCCACGATAATCCATTATAAACTTTAACTTTTTTTTCTGTAGAGTCCCACCATAATTGGCCTTCTAGAGGATTGCTTGGCGCAGCAGTATTTGAAAAATTTTCTAATAATTTTATAAAGTTTTCATTAATAAATTCACCAAACCCTGTATAGTTTTTTCCAACAAGCACTAAATTTGTAGAATTTTTGTCAATTTGCCCATCAACAAGATTAACTAGGAGTGTTCCGTTTGTTTTATTAATTTGATAGCTCATCTTATTTTCCAGTGTATATAATATAATTTACTGCTAAGTAAGGGTTTAGCACATTCATCGGTCTATTTAATAATTGATCCGTTAGTACTCCACCTGTTGTTGGTATTCCGTGTGTTCCACCTGTTCCAGAATCCAAGGATAACACTAACGCATTATCATCAACTGGTGCATCTGCACCTGCTCTTACTGCATAATATTGGTTTCCAGCTTCGCCGAGCATATCGTGTTCGTGCTCGGGTAAGTTTCTTTTTTCAATAACGACCGATTCATTACCGCCAACGTTTCCTACTGTTGTTGCAGTGTTACTGTTAATTCTTTCAGAATCAGTTCCTCCCATATTTGTTAAACCTAATGGGAATCTTCCTCTTAAATCGGGTAGTCCAAAAAATTGAATCCCTTGATCCGAGATATCAAACGCAGGTTTAAATGAGAAGCCTATGATATTGAATAATTCTAAGTATTCTGATTTTCGAACTTCGGATCCGTCGCACAGCAACCATCCTGGCGGAACTCTTTGCCCTGCATAAGGTGCAATCATTCCAATTGGCATTATTGGTATTGATTTTAAAAAGTTTTGTTTTGTTATCTTAAATAGGCCTACATCACCTGTAACATCTTTTTTGTTAATAATAATTTCGTCAAGATTTCCAGCAGTTAATGTTTCGTTTCTGTCAGAGACAAGTGTATTTTTAATTCTTATTAAGAGATTAACATCATTTTGACCGTCAAATGGAACACTATTTGATTCTACATCGCCCTCAACACTAAACGCTCTTGCATTAGTTAATTTGTCTGCAGATCCGGCGCGGCCAGTTACTGTTCCTGTTACATTTCCTGTTAAACTTCCGAAAAATCTAGTTGCATAGACTTCGTTATATTTTTGTGTTGTTGAGCCTATATTTTTGTTCGGCAGGCTAGGATAAATGTTTCCGGTATTCAAATTTTCAGTAACTGTTAAGTTTCCTCCAACATACACACTTTTGGCTACTCCAATGCCACCATCTGTTACAATAGATCCGGTATCAATATCTGTTGCTTCGTTTGTATTTTCTACAAAAAGTCTTCCTGTGTTTACTGTATTTCCTTCTTCTGGAATAATTTTAATGTTTCCAAAAACAGACAATCTATCACTGATGTCTAGTTCATTAGATCCGATTCCAACTTCTCCTGTACTTTTTATTTTAACCACAGTAGTTGGAGCAATGTTGTTAACATTTTTCATCTTAATGTCAAGTGTAGAACCTGACACAGAATTTTGTATTACTGTCGAATTATTATCAACTTTGATGCTAGTTTGAGCATTGGCTCCTACTATTATACCTTGGTCTGATAAAATTCTAAGCTGATTAGACGTTGTTGATACTTGATCAGATCTTAAGAAGTTTTCTGCAGGAACAGCAGATCCTCCAATTACAAGATTTTCTGCTTTTTCAGAAGTTCCGTATATCTTGTACTCAGAAGATAGATTGATACCGGGCTTAATTGAAGTAAACCCAGGTACAAGAGTTTTAGGAGTAAAAGTATTTAAACTATAGATTGCAATGATTTTATTTAAAACTTTAAGAGTAAAAACAGTGTAAGTTTTATTTTCAGTGTCAACTATAGATTCAACTTTAACTCCTGTAAACAACCCAGCAGAATACTCAGGACCAACTAAAACCCATGCTGCTCCTGTATACAAATACAGTTGTTGAGAATCTAAATTGACCCATAGGTCTCCTTGAGAACTGCTCGATGTGCTAGGCTGTGTTAATGATTTCTTTAATCCACTTGCGCTTACCCATTGTGTTCCATCATATAATTTAAGCTGATTGACACCTTCATTGTTGTCATACCAAAGTTGTCCTTCTACGGCGTTTGAAGGTTCATCTTTGTTTGCAAAATTTTCTAAAAGATGCAAAAAGTTTTCAGCTATTATAGTTCCATAGTCAGGTATAAATTTTCCCGGAAAGCTGAGACTTGTTGAAACGTTTATTGTTCCATCTATAACAGTTATCGATCCTTTGTTAAGAAAATCTGAATATTTTATTTCGTATGACATTTGTCTCTCCTATTAACCAGACAGACTTTGAATTCGTACTGTGTAGTCAATTTGTATTAATCTGTTTAATGATTTTTGTACAGGATGATGAATTAGGTGTGTAATCAACCTTCCTGTTCCAGAAGGGGAATAGCTCCTTAGTCCTAGTTCATCAAACACAAAGGTATCGTTCGATTCTGTGGAGTTATCAAACGCCTGCTGTCCTTCAGGTTCAGAATAATCCAACAAGCAAGTTACAAGTACATCTGTGTAATTTGTACCAGACACATGTCTAATTTCTGTTTTGTTTCTTAAAGGATCGAGATTGTTGACTGACCTATTGTCAACAACTTTTGAATAAGTTTGATTGTATAAACTAGAATTAACTCCTGTAGAGTTTGGAGTTAAGTAAGTAATAATCCCGGTAGGATCTATACTTGTTCCACCGTTACCAAAACTCATTTCGTATATAAAACCTTGCCCTAGATTACTTAAACTTTCAGCCAATGCAATTGACATGTTTTCGTAATGTATAGCATTTCTTTTGTTTACATATATTTTTCCAGATTCTGGGTCATAAATTTTTACGTGACCTTGTACTGCTATACCACTGTTTTCTTTCATGTTATCACTCATATGTTGTCCTGTGTTATATTTATGACCTGTTTGTTTTTAAGAAAATTGCAATATCTGTTTTAGAATCTTGTAAAGATTTATTATTATCAGCCCATTGTTTTCCTAATTTTCTTACAATTAATATTTTTTGGTTAGCCAAAGGTACTGTCATTAACTTAATTGTTCCGTTATTGTTAATTTCAAATTCAGGTAACAAATCAATATCTCCTTCTGGGCTATCCATTTTGTTAAGAGATGGATCAAACTTTTTATAACTTGATTTTCTTAACCTAGTTCCTCCAACAAAAACTTCAAATTCATTTTGATTAAAGACTTTTTGATCTCCAACGACAAGCGTTTTTTCAAATTTCAAAGTATAAGTATCAGTTTCGCCATCACTTATTTCAATTTGTTGCTCAATAACGTCTTTATAAGGAACATTCATAGAAATACTTTGATTTATAACAAAAGAACCAGACTCATGAATTGTCTTAACTCCTGTTCCTAGTGTTCCTCTGCGTAGTTGTTTCAAAGTATTTCCACTTTTTACAAAGTATTCTATTCTTTCGCCATTAATAAAAATTATGCCTGGAATATTTTTAGATTTTTTAGGAGTTGGTAACTTACTTGCGTCTACTAATTCTATTACAGGATCATAATAATTTAAAGGTTTTGCTAAAGTTGTTACATTTTCATACTTTTTATAATGTGTTCTGTTTAGCATGTCTTTAAATTGAGAGAATGCAAATGACGGAGTTTGATCTTCAAGTTTAGATTTAGTGAATACTGTTATGTTAACAGAATCGTATGATTGACCTTGCACTAACTCTTCAGGACCTGCTGCTGTCTTAGGTGATATCAAGCTATCGCCATCAACAATTATGTCTTCAGGTTTTAGACCCGACGCAGTAGTATAGATTAAATTACCTCCTGACAATATCATATCAAGATTTGATTCTAAGTCTTTAGGAGTTGAAAATGCATCCCATTGTCCTGACCAATTATCTACTCCCCAGCCTGTGCTTGTATTAAAATCTACACCTGTTATTTCAACACCACCGTAATCTATTCCTGAAATTAGCTGTGAATAATCTTTTGATTGATTATTGTAAACAGACACACCCGGCATTCCTGGCATTGGTTTGTAGAAGAAGTTAATTCTGTCAATTGCATTTAGAGAATCAACTGATGCCAAGTATTCAACTCTAATTGTCGAGTCTACAGTTGGAGGTACAGTAAAATGTATCTGTCCGTGTGATCTAGTATAAGTTTTTAGATTATTCTTATAATTAGAATACTTAAATTCACTCTTAAGAAGTTGCGAATTGTTGACGTACACACGCAGATTTTTTCTTCTTAAATCAATTGGCCATTCTAAGTTGTAAATAACTTGTGATCCTGTGCCAGTAAATGATTCGATTCTTTCTAGAGTTTTTATATTTTCAACTTTAGAAATTCTATCAAATTTAATTTCAATTTTAGAAGATCTAGTTAGCGAATTTCCTAGCACTGCGGCAAGTTTAGCAGTTCTCGAAGTAGTTGCATTTGTTATTCTAACAACAGGAGTATTGATGTACCCTGCGCCAGGATTGGTAATTTCTACATGCGTAATTTTTCCATTTCCTACGTATGCCACTGCTGTCGCTGCTATCTTACTTTCTCCTACAATTTGTATAGTAGGTGCAGAAGTATATCCTTCGCCCGGATCGGATATGTTTATACCTACAACAGAATAACCAAAATTCTCTTTAACAGAATTAGAAATGGTTGCATCACCTGTGTGTATTTGGTTATCTATGACAGGAAGATTATAAACTTCTATCTTTTTTGATTCTTTATTAAATCTAGGCGGTATATCAAAATCTGTTATTAGAGAATTTGTGTTTTCTGTTTTATTGTAAGTTGATACAAATTCTCTAATTGTAGTCGAGTAAGGTTTAACTTCTTCAACATAGTTTTCATAGTCGTCTAGATTGTCTGCGTCGAATGTTATGTCTTGGTCTAATTCACCTACTTTATGATTTATTCTTATAAAGCTAGTTTTAAACAGCCAATCTACATAAGTCTGTTCGCTTAAAACATATCTCAATGCTGCTGTAAATAGCTGATTGTATTCGACTCGTAAATCTCCAATGAAAATATTTTTCTTTATTGTTTCTAATATTATTCTAAGTTCAGTTGCAGGAACATTGTCATACATGAAGCTATCAAAACTTCTATTGTCGAAGCCTATTGTATTTTTACTGTAATCATACAGTGTATCAAAGAACTGTATTGTTCCATTCTGTCTTCCTACAGTTTTATAATTTATTGTATAATCTTCAGTAATGTCATTTGATATTCTTTCAAGAAGAATCCATCCTCCAGACCCTATATTATTGATTTTTATAACGTCTCCGATTCTGTCTTGTACTTCATCAACTTGGTAGATTCCATCAATTGTTCTTTTAATAGGTGTAAAAGAGTTATACCCTTCATTATACCAATCAACATAATTCCAGAATTTCTTTACATCAAATTCCTGTACAGCAGTTCTTGCCCAAGTCGATCTACTTGTGTCCCAACTGTAAAGAGCCCATTTTCCAAAATTACTCGAATCTGATGCTACTAGAGCTGTAAAACTTCTAACAAAGATTGCAGTATTTGTGTTATAACCTTGTCCAGCACTAATTACTTTTGCAGAAACTACTCTTCCTGTTTGTTCATTAATCTCTAGTTCTATTTCTGCATCAACACCAGAGCCGTATACTTCGCATAGAGGAGGCCTCTTGTATCCAAACCCTGATTGTAAAATGTTAACTTTTACAATTCTTCCATTTACAATTACAGGTTGTAATACAGCAGGCTTAAGTTTACTTGTGCGAATAAAATTCAATTCTTCAATTTGATCTATTACTACATCAAATCGATTTGATCTAAGAGTAGGAGGCAATTCACTTGACATTAGAGGTGAAATGTCATAGTTATCTACTACTGGTGTCTTTTTTAGAACAGAGTTAATTCTTTCAATAGTTTGCTTTAGTGCTTCCTCTCTGTTCACAAACATTGTCTGTCTTGGTTCTGATTGTATACCGTACTTGTCTTTTACTGACAAACTAGGATCAGGTACTGGACGTTTGTTTATATCAAACCCAATTAAACTGTTAAACCACTTTAATTCTATATCTTGATGTGGAACGCTTGTACTTAAGCCATCTGATATAATCTGGTATTCAGTATGGATGTTTTGTGTTTCTTTTTTAGTTGTGTTGTATCTAATGCAAAGAACAACGTCTTTATCTTTTATAAACGAATCACAATTATTTAAAATAAAACTATTTGAACCAATAAAGTTTACAAAACGATAACCTTGTAGTCTTGGATTTTCGATTAACTTTTGGATATCGTATATGCTAATTTTTCTCTTTTTAGCTTGAGGTACAACTTTTTTATCTTTTACCCAGAAATAGTACACAGATTTAAAAGTCTGAGAAACTTCATCATAAACAAATCTTTCTGAATAGTTTGTGTTTCCGTAAAGACTCTTACCGCTAATGCCATCTATGAGTCCTTTTTCGGTATCAGCTAGTTTATCCCACTCCAAAGGAGAGTAAACACTTTCTACCCATTCGTATACTTCAACAGCTCCGTATAAGATTTTATTCCATTCTGTTTTTTGATACTGTTTTGTACCTTGATAAGCATTTGCAAATTTTGCTGAATCAATCTTCCACCAAACGTCTCCAACATGCTCTTTGCCCCATGTGATTGTGGAGTTTGTAGGCAATCCTAGTTGATTAAATGTATAATTTGCTGGATCGAATCTTACTTTGTAGGTGATATCCTGTTCAGCTGGTCCTGCAATTCTTCCTTGTATTGGATCAATAAAATCTAGATAAGTTAATATTGTATTGGTCCTTTTGTTATACAAGAAGACTTCATGTATCTTATTAGTGTCAACTGGTAGAACTTTGTTTTGTTCGATTGTCCAAGATTTTTTAGATTTGTCTCTTCTATAATCTAAAATTTTTCCTCTTCTATTTCCGCCATTTTCGTTAATTGTAATTGCATATACATGATTATCGTTAACGATTAGCGACTCTCCGAAAAATAGCATAGCTGATCCATCATATGCATCATCAGTGAAATTGTTATATATGTTTTCACCAAACACTAATGCATTTTTTATATTTTCAAACATGTAAACAGATCCTGAATCTATTTGTATCTGTTTAAATTGTGTAAATCCTTTGTCAAAAGTAGTTTCACTTTTTGATTTTTCCGAGCTAGGATTGTTTTCGTACATGCTACCTTGTACTTTGACTGTATATTTGTCAAAAGTACTAGGAACTTTCATGTCTCCATTAAGACTAGTAATAGCAACAGTATTTTCGCCAACTGCTAACGAATGGCCAAACTTTTCTGTTATTTCGTTGTTAGGCGGAACTAATGTTTGATTATATATAAATCTATTGCCATCATAAACATAGACGTATACCTTGCCTTGATTTATTTTTATCTCGTCATTCTCTGGTTCTGAGACTGCAAAAACACTACCTGATTTGTTAATAGATATTGCACTTCCAAAACTGTTGTCGTCATACAACGATGATATTAACTGAGTTATAAAGAAGTTTTCAAATCTTCTGTAAACTGCAACGTTTTTAATATTTTTGACAGAATCTATGTTAGTAGCTATCAGCAAATCTCCAGACAAGTTTGAATCAAACTTGTCTGCAAACATTGTGTAATTTGAAATTTGAGTAGGTCCTGGCAAATATCCTGCAAATTCAAGTTCTTGAGATTGCTCGCTCCAGTGATTTGGATTAAATGTACCTGGAGTAGTATTAGTATCTGCAGAATAATATACACCGTCGTGTACAACTATTGACCCTGTAGTATATCTGTATTGTGTGTTAAATTCACCTTCAAAGTTCTTATCTTTTCCAAATCTCCAGCTTATATCTTTCCATATGTCTGAAGAGTATATTGCATTATTATCTTGAGTTACAATGTCTCTTAGTGCTTGATAGAATTTTCCTTCAAAATACACTACGTCATTGGTATTATAGACATTGTTTGGGTTCCAAGTTTCCTTATAATTTTCGTCTGTAGCAGGTCCGTGATTAAATATTTCTATAAATCCAGGAGTTCCTGTTGAAGATGCTAGCAGAGTGTATCTATTGTTTTGTTTAGCAATTTTTACTTGTTTTCCAAATTCTGTTCTATTGTTGTATTCAGATAGTAAAATTGTTTCTAGACGGTACATCCCATTTGACATACGATAATATATCGCAACAGCACCTTGATTTTCTTTGCTCGATTCTTCTCCGTAGATGTCTGCTGGTATGTTATAAACTTGAGTATAATTCAAGTTGTTAAATCCTGGTGGTAAAGATACAACTTCTACACCTTTTCTAATACTAGATGTGTAGAAATAGTATTCTTGATCAATAATTTCTTTTTGAGAAAGTTTTGGTTCAGGAAGATTGCTAGAATGAGTGATTGCAAACAATTTTCCAATATTGCTATTTGCCACCACAATGTCATTAACAGGATTTACAACTGTTCCTACAATACGTTTTATCTGGTTTGATCTTACTCTTCTAATTTTTACTTCTACTGTTTCGTTTCTTAAATTCCATCCAGATGTAAGATTTATGTAAACTCTTAGATTATTAAAGATCTTTTTATAAAATTTTCCAACTGCGGTAGCTGTTGCATTTGGGATTTCTCTACCTCTCGAATCAAACTGCACTATTTCGATAGTATCAGTTTCTATGTTTAACTCATAAGGAATTCCTTGAGGATTAAACACTTCCGGAGATGTACTCGGAATAATATAATCTATATAACCATCCCACTCTTCAATGTTAGATCTACTAATTATGTTTGTAAACATAGATTCAGTTAATCCATAATCAGTTACATCAAGATTATCTTTTTTATAAATTCCTAGATAAAAATCTCTTTTGTTAACTCCAACAGGAGCTCTTACAGTCCAAATTCTAGAGCTTACAGTTTGCAACTGTCCTCCTGGATCTCCTGTATAACTCATTGCTGCAATAAAACTTGAGTTAGGAGCGTTGTCATCTTTTATAGTTTTATACAAGTTTGGAAGATATGTCGTTCCATTAGTCGGAATCACATCTACATATATTAATCCAGATCCGTTTTCAATATACCTACGTGTAGTATTATTGATTTCGTCTTCTAGAGAAATAAACCACCAACCTCCAAAAATTGAATTGTTTGAATCGTTAAGCAATTCAACATAAGATCCAATTATCTCTCCATTTTCATAAGTCAACAGGCCTTGTGCAGAATTTTCTGGACTAATAGTACCATTTATATTATCTATATACAAAAGTATTCGAGCTTCGTTACTAGTTTCGTCACTAGTATATACAACTCTACCCAATCCTGTAGAAGTTTTAACTATTGAGCCAACTTGAGGTCTATTTTCAGGATACTCTAAATAAAGTATTTTTTCTACTTTTTTAACAATAGTGTGCGAGTTAGATATAAAACTTTCAGTAACTGCAGAATATCTACCGTTAAATGGCAAATAGTTTTCAGTGTTAGGATTTAGATAAGATCTAGAGTTCCATTTAAGTACTAATGTGTCTGTTGCTTTTGATGCAGTATATGCATCTTTTGGAGCTCTAATAAGTAAATGGTTTGCTTTTGCATTTATTAACGTAGGATTTCCTGTAACAATTAAATTCAAGTTGTCGCCAGATACTGATTGATTTTGTAATCTTTCAAAAGTTGTAAATGGAACAAAGTCAATTTCATCTTCTGTAGGTTCTATATTTCTAATAGCTTTCCACAGTTTTTCTCTGTATTTTACAATATCATTTTTATTATAAAATGTATTGTCTAGGAAGTCTCCCTTAAATTTAGACTTTACTTTTCCAGCATTAGGAATTCCTACTGCTAAGAAAGTTCCATCGTCAGAAACTGACACTGAACTTCCAAATTTAGAATCAGTTAAATCAAAATAATCAGATCTTGGTAATTGTATTGTTTGAGAACGAACAAAATTAGTTACATCTCTAGATCTTTTATATTGGTAAACTTTTCCATCTTGTATCAAAGGATCGCCAACAATTAAAATATTATTATCATGTGTTACAGATACTGAATTTCCAAATTTGTTATTAACACTCACATCAGTTACCGGATCTTGTAATATTTGCTGTTGGGCAAATGTTTCTTCATTTTTTAGAACTGCCCAATTTTTATTTTCAAAATTGTCAATCCATATCTTTTGATCTTTAAACTTTTTAGCCTGTACTAAATCATTTAAACGATTAATGCTGTCAAGATCTAGCTTGTCGACGCTGAGTTTAACATATGCATCCGCAGTATTTCTCAACTGTACAATTAAGTTATTTGTAGTCGTAAACACATTATATGCAGTATCTCTTGCATCAACAATTAGTGTATTATTTTCTATAATAATAAACTTAACCAGTTGTCTTGTATATACAGGGAGTTTAGGATATAGATTCTCTAAAGATCCTTTGAATTTGTTTGGATCTTTAATTCTTATAGATCTAAGTTTACTTATTGGTAAAGAAACTTGTTCTGTATCAAGGATATTGTTGTTTTCAGGAACAGAAACAAGAATTTTATCAGAGTACACTTTATCTACTCTGTAGAATCCAAATAGATTGAACTTTTGTGCAGATCTAACTGATATAAATTCTCCTTCTGTGATCTCTCCTTTGATCCACCCAGATGTATGAAATTCTTTTTGTGGTCTGTTATCATATGCTCTTGTTTCTACATTTATAACTTTATCAAGCACAACTTTAGTATCTACATGTTGTAGAACATTCCATCCACTAGAGTCGTCATTAATTAGCCATATGTAATCGTTAACCGAAACTTGATTGCAATCTGCAATTATAATATCGTCTATTGTTTTTGCAATATAAGATACATCGTTTCCATTTACATATCCGCCAGTTAAAACAACTTCTTCATCGTTATTGAGTACCGGCAAGAAATCTTTATTAAAATTAGTAGATTTACTATAAATCTCAGAAGGTAATATTCTGTAGATATTATCTGTGCTGAATTCTCTAGAATCAACTACTTCAAATATTTGAGGAGTTTCTTTTATCTTTTTTTCGTCTATTTCTAATTCTATTTGAGAATAAGAGTCAGTGGATCCATATTGTCCTAGCTGAACTGCCCAATCTTCATAAAACTCAATATTTGTTTCAGTGTCAGTCATAGAACTAAAAAGTTTTGTTATTGAATTTTTAGTACCTTTTTCTTTAATAAATCCTTGATAGAATTTATACTGACTGCTATCATCTTTTATTAAGTTTTGTAAATAATCTCTCTTCTGATAGCCAATTAAGTGCTGTGCCAATCTTTGTTGTTCTTCGTCGAAATACTCTGACTCAGTATCATAAAAATCGTTAAATTGGTTAGTTCTATATTCAAAGTTTGTTAAAAGTTTTGATTCTGGTTTTTGTGATAGTCTTATCCAATTGTCTTCTTCAAAGACTTCATTACCGCTAACATTATTCTTTGCAACGTAGTAGAATTGCTTATGCTTTACAAGATTTCCAATCTTATAATCTTTCCATTGTTCCCAATTAACAATAGTTGCATCATCAAAAACAAATCCAGGAATATTTAAACTTCCTTGCCAGTTATCAGATCTATAACCTGATATTTCAATTCTTTCTTGTCTATATCCAGTTGTAGGTTCGTAGATGATATCGCCAAACACTGTTTGATTATCAATGATTACTACATGTTCTTTTTGAACTAGTGGAAGTCTTATGTGATATATTCCATCGTTAATGTCTGTTGGTATAATTCCAAATTCATTTATATTTCTTGTAATACTGTTAAATGACGGTTCTAGAGGAGATCCGTCTGATTTTAATATTGAATAATCATAAAACTTATCGTATAAGTCATCGACTGTTGTGTATTTTCTTGAGAAGTCTATTTTGTTTGCAGATGGACTTAAGACGATGGTAGTTCCTTCTGCCCAACCTTGTGTGGTCCAGAACAAAAATTCTTTCACAGAAAGTTTCCAATCTTCAACTTCGTTAACTCTACTGTTAAAGTTTTCAAATTTGAAACCTTGATCAATTAGGTACTTTTCGTATCCAAGTAAAAAGTCTACTACATCTTGAGAAGTAGCCAATCTTGATCCGTAATTTAATTTTAATAGTATATTTTTATTAAAACTTTTTCTTATTGTTGCTCGTTTTCCGCCAACTAATGGCAACTCTGCTAGCTCAATTAAGTTTTCGTTAGAGAATGTAATCCCTGATGTAAAATTGTTAATTACTCTGTAGAATTTAAAATTATTTTCAACAATCTGATCTTTAATATAAGATTTGTTTGGTGCCCATGGTGTTGTGACTTCGGATATACCACCAACAGTTATGGTTCTATCTGTATTTGTGACGATAGGATAATAATAGTTAAAATATGGTTTTTCCTGACTGTAACCTCTAATCAAATAACCATTAGAAACTTTTTCTACAATAACTCCGCTGTATATTGCTACGTCAACTGGAGAACTAGTGTTAAGAGATACTGTGTAATTTTCGTAAGGTACAAAGGTTCCTCCCTCTGCACTTTGACGAGGAGATCTGCTGTCAAGAATTAGTTTTATTTTTTGTTTTTCAGAAAATCCTGCAAGTTTAAATCCTAGCTGATTTTGGATTCCAGTTAATTGAGTTTTATATTCGGTGTAGACCTTTAGTATGTTGCTGGCCACATAATTGTAGATGTAGTTAACTAAACCGCTTGTTAGTGTTATATTTTCTTCGTTAAAAGTATTTGGAAAAACTAAGTCGTTTAGACTTATCATTTTTCCGCTTTCGCTGTATGTTGTTTGTCCTGCTAGATTTTTTTCTATTCTAGATAAATCAAATCCTAAACCTAACAGTTTTGCAGGATTGTACAGAGTCCATGCAATTAGCAGTGCATAAGGATATTCTGAACTTTTCCTCCACGCTGCTTCAACTGGTGCGTGATCGCCAAATTTAAAATTTTGTGTAACAAATCTAAAGAAGAAATTTTTAGCAAATCCCGAATCCAAAGGAGATAGTAACTTACCTTTTTCACTTACAGGAATATATGATGTTAGCCCAGGTCTTGCATATTTTTCTAAGACTTTTATTTGTTTATTTGGTTCTCTGACTATTCCGTTTTCTATGTCATTCCACAGTATTGTATTGTTCTTTGTATATGGAGCAGGTCCGTAGACTTCATTCCACCAAGAAGGCTTGATTGAAAAACCCAAGCATTCCCACGGATGTGTGTGAGGTCTGTCAGTGTCGAGAAGTGTTTTGTACACACTTCTCCAGAATCCTGATAATAGATTGCCGTTTGGCGCTTCCATATTAGAATAATTGTATGTAAATGAATTTTCTCGTTTATAAACAGAATTTACTGTGTAGTCAATATCTACAAGTTTTGACCAATCTACAAAGTCATTTATAAGAAGATTGTCAATTTCTTCTTTGCTGTAATTAGTATTTCTGTAGTATCCTCCTACAAAGTCATTTATATCAACGATTGTTTTATTATAATCAATTTTTATATTATTAAAGATTCTTTTTTCAATTTCTAGTAGCAGCTGATCTCTGTAGTCTTTGTAAGTTTTTATTAAACTTCCGTCATGACCTTGAACAAAAGAAACTCCTATTGTGTATTCAGGATAATTGTAGGTGTCTTCTGTTCCAAGATTAGAGTTAGATGCAGGCATATAAAGAATCTTGTTAAGACCAATTAGCTTGCACTCTTTCGCTGTACCAACGCCACCTAATGCTTTATCTTCGGTTATTGCAGATGTCTTAGATTCATAAACAGGATAGAACCAACCAGTTGTCTGGTTGATTGTTTCATCGAGTTGTCCATAAATTTTGTAAGGTTCATTCTTATTTGGTTCTTCAAAAACATAGGTATCGTCTATAACAATTAACGGTTCGTACTTAGGATAAAATCCTAACTTTGTCGGTGTAGGAGGTATGAAACTACCATTTGTTGTTTCATACTCGACGATGTCAATGATGTCATCTTCTTTATGATTTGAATAGACGTAAACGAATCCTTCCTGTGTAAAGTCGTAATGCTTTTTATAAACAAGCTGCTCTTCATTTAAATAAATTAATATGCTTTTATTTGATAGCAAATTTAGATCAAATTTTACTGTTAGTGGATAGTATTGAGGTCCACTTTCTAACACAC